TTAATTTCTACATGTCCCTTGTCCGTTAAAATTAATGTTTCTGGAGCAACACATAAATTAGACGATTTTACGGTTCCTAAATTTTTCTGATTTGACTTAGAATTAGCTGCATCTTTATATAATAAATATGGTGTGCCTGTTTCCATTTGAGCATCTAAAATCTTAAACCATAAATCCCTTGCATTTACAGACTTTCTTCCTCTGCCTTCTGACTCATATTTTTCATAGAGTTCAACAAATTTATCGCCATAAACATCACTTAATCCAGGACATTCATGCGGGCACATTAGAGACCACTTTGCATTATTTTTAACTCGCTCCATAAATAAATCAGAAATCCATAAGGCATAGAATAAATCACGCGCTTTCATCTCTTCATCTCCATGATTCTTTTTCATTTCCAGGAAATCTTCAACATCTGCATGCCAAGGTTCCAAATAAACCGCAAATGAACCGTTACGCTTATTACCTCCTTGATCAACGTACCGAGCTGTATTATTAAATACACGTAACATTGGAACTAAACCATTTGAAGTTCCATTTGTTCCTTGTATATGGCTTCCTTTCGCACGAATATTATGAATATGGAGTCCAATACCTCCGGCCCATTTAGAAATATGCGCACAATCTTTCAATGTACTAAAAATACCATCAATACTATCATCCTCCATAGCGATTAAATAACAAGAACTCATCTGAGGTCGTGGTGTTCCAGCATTAAATAGCGTTGGTGTCGCGTGTGTAAAATATTTTTGCGACATTAAATTGTATGTCTCTTTAACAAGATTTAACGCATTTAAATTATCCTTATATCCATGTATACCAATAGCAACACGTAACCACATATGTTGTGGTCTCTCAATAATCTTATTTCCTAGTTTAAATAAATAAGCTCGCTCCAATGTTTTAAATCCAAAATAATCAATTAGATAATCCCGTTCATGAACTATCATATTATTTAATTCATCTTTATTTTGTCGTGTAAATTCCCATAGTGAATCGGAAACTAATGGTTTATTAACACCATGAATATCTTTAAACTCATATAACTCTTTCATGATATCTGAGAAGATTGGACCCGTATTTTTTTGATGGTTTGATACAACAATTCTACCTGCTAAAATTGCATAATCCGGATTATTTGTCGACATTACAGCACATTGTTCAGCTGCTAATTCATCAATCTTTGATGTAGGAATTTTATCGAATAACTGGTCAATAACTTTCATAACGAGTGATTGATAATTTATATGAATTCCTGCTTCCTGACCTAATTTTCTAATTCTATTTAAAATCTTGTCAAATGATATGTCTTCAAGCTGTCCATTTCGTTTAATTACGCGCATCTCAGTAGTATTGTCCATTATATAATATACTTTTAACCAATATTTTTAAACCGATTTTTTATTATATTAAGTAAAATATATTTAAATATATATATAAATGTCGAGACGAAATCAAAGGAGACGAACAGATCAACGTACACGAATAATCCAACATAATTTTACAATAAATGAAGAAGGGGTATTTATTCCAACAGACGATAATATTCGTGCAGCAATAGAAAAATATCTTTCTGTTGAAGTAAACAATTTACCACCAATCAACCAATGGGACACTTCACAAATAACTAATATGTCAAGATTATTTAGTAATCTCAATTTCAATGAAGACATTAGTAATTGGAATGTATCAAATGTTACAAATATGTCAAATATGTTCAATGGTGCTCGTAATTTTAATCAGCCTTTAAATAATTGGGATGTATCAAATGTAACAAATATGAAATCTATGTTCAATGGTGCTCGTAATTTTAATCAGCCTTTAGATCTTTGGATTGTATCAAATGTAAGAGAAATGTCAAATATGTTTGAGGATGCTGTTAGTTTTAATCAGCCCTTAAGTAACTGGGATGTATCAAATGTTAGAGATATGTCTAATATGTTTAATGGAGCGACAACTTTTAACCAAGATTTATCGATGTGGGAAATAAGACAAAATATAGAGATGTATTCTATGTTTGAAAATGCTCAATCTATGCCAGAAGAATTTAAACCACAAAGACCAGGAATGCGTAATATAAGAAATAATGTAATTCAACCACAACAACAAATCATACAACCTCAACAACAAATCATACAACCTCAGCGAAATTATATTGATCCGCATCAAGTTCACAAAGAATTTCGTAAAATTGATTTGGAAAATTTAATTGGTATTTTAGCTCCTGAAAGAATAACGATAGAATATCCGGAGACAACTAATTTTGCGAAATTTATTAAAAATTCCCTTACAGATATTATTAATCAATCTATAACAGATGTTCAAGTTAAAGCACGTATTACAAATGGAGTTAATAACATTTTAAGACAACGAATAAACCGATTAAGTTTTAGTGATTTTACACCACTTTTAATAAAAGCAATTTATCATTCTTTGAATTATGTCAAAACACTTCCTCCTGAAGCACAACAAGAGTATATTGAAGCATTTGTTAAAGACTGTGTCAACGCATATGAAGGTTCGGCTGGGATGACTTGTGCTGGAGGAGCATTAGAGAGAATAATTAAATCATTGGAAGTTGCATGTACATCTATTATATCTAGTAATCCAGAAAATGCAAAACAATGTGAAAATATAATTGCAGTTTTAAATAATGATATTAATAAACTGATACAAGAAGCAATTTTAGATTGGTATAGAGAACATAGACAAGGAAGTCAAGGAGAATTTCCAAGTACAATGTCTATTGATGATAAAAAAGAAAATTTACGTCAATATTTACTTTCAAAATTTCCATCAAATGAAGCTAGAGATTTAATTGACAGTAAAATTTCAGAATTTGAAATGTCAATTGGGTTTGAAGACGATGATTTTACATATGGAGGTAGAAAACGCAGAGGTACTTTAAGACGAAAATATAAAAAATTAGGAAAAACACAAAGAAATAGAAAACTAACCAAAAGAAGAAAAATACTAACCAAAAGAAGAAGACGATTGTAATATTTAAGTTTCTTCTATTTCTATCCTTTATTTATCCTTTATTTATCTTTTATTTATCTTTTATTCTTAGTTTAATAAAATTATTAGATGTTTAGAGTAAAATTTAATTATTCAAAGGGTGTAATATGAAATTTATAATTGAAGAATCATAAATATATATATAAATTAAAAATATATAAATTATATATATGAAACAATTTGTGTTTTTACTTTTATTAATTATATTAGCTCTTGGACTACCACTAATATTTAATTTTAAAAATATGCTTGAAGGATATTCTAACTATTCTTTAGACCAATCTGCCGGTAAATTCCCTGATGCTCAAACTCAAGTATTACTTCAAGATATTTATCCACCAATCGGTAAAAATGAAATTTCTAACGATAATGCAAGTGATATTTGGCAGCACTATCCGATTTTTCAATTAGGTTCTTACGATCAAATAACGAATAATATGAGATATCCAGATAATCCCGATGTAGGAACATGTATGCCTGCTTCAATGTGCGGAGCATTATATCATGACAAGAAAACAGGTGATAATAATTTTAAACCATTGCCACCTGTTAATCCTGAATCTGGAACACGTGTCGGTTATTTCACGACAGATGAACAATTAGTTGATAGTTTACCATTTAGAAGTAATATGCAGAATATATTATATTAAATATATATTATCTCATAATATCCCCCTTCTGCTTCACTAGTAGATGATGGTTCTTTTATTATATTTTTATATAATTTTCAGTATATAAAAATCGATGTTTTAATATCTTCTACGAGTTCTTCTTTTACCACCTCTTTTATTTCTTCTTGTTCCAGCAACATAATTTGATGAAAAACTCATCTTATATCTATCAATAACATTTTGAACTTCTTGAATGCTATTAGCAGCAAGCAAATCTCTTTTAATAGATGCCCAATCTTTGTTGACATTTCCTCTATTTATATTATTGTCAATTAATGTCATTATTCTGGCAAATGCTAAAATAACACGACCACCTGCACCATCTCTAAATTTCATATTTCTGTTATCAACCCAAGGTTTTAACATTGTTGATCCAGGCATTTGAGGCATAACTTGTGAAGACATAACTTGTTCAGGCGTTTGAGGCATAACTTGTTCAGGCGTTTGAGGCATAACTTGTTCAGACATAACTTGAGGTGCTGCTAAAATAGATTCTTCTAATCTTACTGCAGAATCTAAACCTTTAAGACCTCTAATTTCTTCTTTAATACTATCTAATCGAAATACAATATCATCGATTTTATCACCACCTTTCATATTCTTTTTAGAACTACGCGGCATATAAATATATTGATATTTTATATTTTTCTAAATTATATTTTTAATCAATTTTTACTACTTTTAAAAAACAGGTTTCTTCATTAACATAAGGTTTAAATGGTATTTGTTCTTTCTTTGTTCGCTTTGTTGGTGCTCTATGCTCGTAACCTGTTATTCGTTCTTCTTCAATAATCTTCCAAACCTTTTCTAATTGTCCAATATTATTTTTGAACCATTCTTTATTTCTCAACACAAGAACGCAACTTAGTTTTTCAAGTTTCCAATAAATAAACTTTAAAAATGTATATTTATAAGGTTCAGCTTCATACTTTTGAACAATAGAATCTTCCCAATTTGATATATCATCTGGAGTCCATAAATTTAGCGGCATATATTCATAATGTGGACTTCCATTACTAGTATGAAAATGTACAATAATACCTTTATAGCTGCCATCTTTTGCAGTAACGTAACTATTAAAATCTTCTCCATTGAATACAGATATAATCGAATCATTTCGGTAACTTTGGTAGTCGGGATATTCGGTAAATTTAGTCTCTAAAAAATCACACTCATCAAGGTCGCAAACTTCCATTTGTAATTGCATTTGAACCCAATATTCCTTCTTTGGAATACCATTTATTTCACGATTGACAATGTTTTTAATTTCGAGCATTCTACCATAACGTCCTGTATCAGATTTCACAATAATCCCGTCAGGTGATGCACCAATAAATTTATAAATCGAATGTTGAATGCATCCAAAATCCTCTACTTTTGAATTATAATTGTGTTCATACATCATAACAGATAATGGTTCATATTTTTGTCCCCAGTGTAAAGGTGAATTTGTATTTACCATTTTAACTTCTTCGTCAGACGGCTCTAAACTTATATCCTTTAAGGGTTGACATTTTTCATATATTAATTGATTGATAGTATTTTGTGTCTCAAAAGCTTTCCAGGCATTACTTGCTGTAATTAAATTCCATCTAAATTGATACCATTCTGGTGTTCTTTGAACAGGTTGTGGAGCTGTTCTCAAACGTTGAATTTTCTGTTCGATAATATTTATTTCTTCTTCGTCATCTTCATCTTCGTCTTCATCATCATTACCGTCATTTTTGTAATCATTATTTTTAATAGATCTTTCTGGATGAAAAGTAGTAATATAAATATTAAAAGCGTCTTCAAGAAGGTCATTCATATCATGTTCAATATATTCGCTATCTAAAATATGGTCTTCCATTTGAATGTAAAACATTTCTTTAATTTCTTCTAATAAAATGTCGTGAAAATTCGGTTCCGAAATTACTGTGGGATTTTCACTCATAAATTCTTCCATAAGATGTAGAGCCGTCTCAACAAGTTCAACTGCGTGGTCCTCTGTAAATATAGATGGTTCGTCTTCAAATACTAATGTATCCATTATATCATCTAATGGAGGTAAATCTGATAAAAATGTTGTCATACTATATATTTTATCAATATGTTTTTATATATTATTTTATTATATTGTAGTAATCAAATATTTACCATGTAAAAAAATAATTTGATATAATATTTAATTTTCATCATCTTCTTCTGAATCAGAATCATTTGTTTTAACTACATCTTTTTTTCGTATGGTTCCCTGAGTTGTTTTTTTGGGTGCTAAAGATTTAAGTGTTGATACACGTTTGTCTAGATTTTTCAAAGTAAAATGTTTAT